TACCTACAGGGTAAAACAGATTACAAGACAGCTAAAAAATCAGTAGGAGCTGGTCTCAGATTATTCACTGGCAGTGCCATAGAACATAAGGTTGTGCCTTACGGAGGAGAGGGTGCAGATGTTGTTACTAGCGATAAGAACTTTATAAATTCGTATACGCCATCCATAGATAACTATTACATTCTTGATGAGAAAGGGCAGTTCCAGTTACGGAATGATCTGCCTGACTTAGACCAAAAGAACTTTTACCAAAAAGACGTGGGCGATGGCAAAGTCGTATCCCAAACAAAACGTGAGTTTTTAGAAGAACTCATGCCGGTGATACAGGAAGCTAACGAACGTAGCTTCCTCACCCGATCTGCATGGGCAGATTACATGGGACTTGAGATGACATCTCCAAACAACAGAGAAGGTCGTCTCAGCAGGGGATACGAAACTTTCTCCAGATGGAGTGCATTACCGTTTCACACAGTGGAGCGTATGAGTAGGCAGACTACAGTGGTAGCTTCTTACTTAAATGAAATAGCCAGACTAAACACCAAACCAGACAAGAGTAAAGGCGAAGATACTCTCTCAGAGGATGCTAAACGAAAGCTGGCTACGCAGGTTGCTATGCAAGAGACATCGCAGCTAAACGGTGGCTCTGCTCTTAATACTGCGCCACGTATAGCACAGAGTGGCCCAATAGGTCGTCTAGCCATGATGTTTAAGACCTACGGCTTCACCATGTACTACAACCAGTTCTTGATGATGAGTGGCGCACTAAAACAAGCGCGAGAATACGGCCTATCAGAAGAACAGGGTCGAACAGCTATGAAACAGTTTGTGGCTAGTAACGGCTACATCGCAGCTCTAGCGGGTGTGCAGGGTATACCGCTGGTGGGCATATTCCAAGGTATAGCAGATTTGTTCTTAGAGGACGACGAGGAAGATGCCGACTTGCTGTCCCGTAGATTTATGGGCGATCCGCTGTATCGTGGTGGGCTGCAATACCTTACTAACTTCTTAGGTGCAGAAGTAGATATAGCTGCACGTATAGGATTGTCGAACCTAATTCTGGGTAACAACCGCTATGATTTCAGTAAGTCAGCAAAAGAAGAAGTGGTGGATTTTCTTGGTGGCCCTTCGCTGGGCTACGCATCAAGCATAGTTAGAGGTGTTAATGATGTAGTAGGTGGTGAGACGCGGCGTGGTATAGAGGCCATGTTGCCTGCTGCTTTCCGAAACATATTACAGGCAGAAAGATTTGCTTTTGAAGGCGCTCAGACTCGACGCGGAGACCCTATAACCGACGATTTCAATGTTGGTGAGATAGCAACTAAGTTCCTTGGCTTTGCTCCCGCTAGCTATACGAACGCACAAGAACGTAACCAAGACATCAAGAAGATAGAGAAAACCGTATCCAATGCAAAATCTAAGTTGTTAAAACGCTTGTATGTTGCTTTGCGTCAGGGAGGTGATACATCTGACATATTAGATGACATAGCCGAACACAACAAAGAACATGGAAGTAAAGGCACGGTAGCTCTCATAACGTACGACACCATCCTGCGCTCAATGAAACAACACGTAAGAACTTCTGCAAAAATGCACAACGGTGTGACGTTATCGCCAGTTATGCGTGCTTACGCTCAAGACATGCAAGAAGAGTTAGAGTATCAGCCTTGGTATATGAACAATTAAAAACCCACTCTCTTAACTGTAGATGGGAAGCGTAATTAAGAGAGTGGGATGGTCTGGAGAACCGAGTAAATTTTATCATAGCGTTCTCCACATCCGCACCCCTAATTTACCGTCCTCAACACGCACTAAAACGTGCGACTTCCAGCCCTTAGAACTGGATATACGAGTAAGTTCTTTCGTAGCTCCCTGAGTATTGATGCACGGTACGAATACAGAAGCACCCACTACCATCTGATCCCAGTCTATAACCACCCGCACACCGTCAGGGTTTATATCGTCATCTTTGACAACCCCCCTGCTTACAGTGCCTTTACTCACTTACAAGCTCTTCCTCCGCATCTTCTACGTCAAACTGAACCATGAGAACACTCTGCTGCGACAATCGCATGTGAGTACCTTTACTGAGTCGTTTCTGCACGCGCTTCGCGCCCAACTTGTTTTTCAGATCTTCTACAAACGAAGCGTAGTTTATCTGTTGCTTTATGCACCAAGACTTCAAAGACTTCGGTACTAAATATAGCCGCTTAACGTCCGTTTCGTATCGTGCCACTAGCCCTATACGGGGTGTAGCGTCTGGTACAACCAGCTCATCTAACGCAGTATCCGCCTTGCCGCGCCTGTCTTCCGTGCTACGTATCCACAGTATGTTGTTCCAGTTTTCGTGTACGTAATCATTTAGTGTCTGTTCCACAGAATCCTGCATGTCGTGAACGGTGTTCTTGTTCACTTTCAACAGACGTATTATCCAGCGGTATATTCGCTCTGTGTCGTACTGTAGTAGCCCCATGCGCTTACAAAGTATCAAAGCGGTCATGGTGCACGCTGCACCTGCTGACCAGAAGCGGTTTTCCGCTGTCAGCCCAGCCTCTCGGTCTATACGCTGCTGCACCTCTTCTAGTTTTCTTGTAACTTCTTCGCGGTTGTTCATAACGTGCTGGACAAATAGCACCCCAGCGTGTCCGTAGTTTCTCTGCACATCCGCAGCCCATTTGTCAGTTTGCAGCTTGCTGGCAGAGTCCTTAAATAGTCGGTCTACTTTGAACTCAAGTATCCGCTGTGCTTCTGCTTTCGGAGCATCTTTGATTAGCATTATCCGCTCAATGACACTGACGTTGCCTGTAGTAATAGACGTGAAGCTCCACGGGACACCATTAGGTTTTTCCTTGGCATTGCTGTCTAGTCTGCGCCTCTGTCTCCCGCTAACGTATTGGTACGCTAGGTCACTAAGTTCGTGACTTTTCAGGTTTGTTATCTCATCCAAAAACAGCGGGATGCTGTGGTATATCTCCCCCCTGTTCATCTTGCTTTTGTATGTGTCTTCTTTACCTAGCAATAGTTCCTTCGGGTCTCCCCATACTGTAAGAGCCGCTTCTAATGCAGTGGTTTTACCAAGCCCTGAGTCCTTACTGTGTATGTGTAACGAAGAACAAGCCACGGGGGTAAGCTCCATTAGTGCAGAACCAAAGGAAGCTCCCATCACATACTGATAAGGTTCCTGTCCTTCTACGTTTAAGAAATTAGCCATTTCTTTCCATTCCTCTAGCGAGCCTTTAGGTTCAAACGCTGGGAATAAAGGAATGGTGGTGGAGGCAGGTGGGTTGAAATCTATGCGATCTTTGTAGATTTTTTGGTTGCCTAGTATGAACGTGTCCATGTCTTCGCCAGCCCACCCGAACTGCCTATACGCTTCATCAGCGGTTTCTCTAGCTTGCAATTCGTTCACCCAAGTGGTCGTGTACTGCATAATTTCATCCATTTTAGTTAGAGTCACACCGCGCATAGACATACTTTTTCGGAACTCTTCGCGGGAAGTAACAGAGGTAAGAGGTATGGTGAACTCACTAACACCGTCTTTTGGTAGATGCAGCCGCATGAATACAGCTTCACCTATCTCTGCATCGCGTATTCTTTTAACTACATACAAGTCGTTGTGGTAGATGTTGCGTTCTTCAACTTCGCCATCAATGCTTACTGACCGTATATAAATACCACCATTAGCGCCTCTAAAATATGGCTTCGGGTACGGTGGTATGGTGTATGTCTGTACGTCGGCATTTGCCAGTGTAGCTGACGGTGCCTCTACTATATTGTCCTCGGCGGTTGCTTCGAGAATTGTGTTGCCGAGAGTGATTGGCGACTTAATCTTTTTCCAGTGCTTGCAGTTTTTGCACACCTTCGGATTAAACTCATCAAACTTGGTGCACAGGTACGGGCCTTTTATCAGGTTTACTTTTTCAACTGTGCCATGAGCAGAATATTCTGGGTGCCTTACAGATAGCTTATGTATGGCCTTATCGCCATCGGTGCAGAATTTAGCGATGGACAGACCTGCTCTCCACATAGGCTCAGAGCAGTTTTCTTGATCCGTATATATTATGCGTAATTGTTCGCACCCACTACCGTCATCTATCTTCTCTAGTATCTGCCTAAAATATGTTTCTCTGTTACCCATCAGCGACTCCATCAAGACACTAGGAGTAGATGGAGTAAACTTCTTAGGCGGTAGAATTAAATCACCACCTAATAATTCGTTGAATTTATCAAAGTCAACTTCTGCGGGAGCTACTTGTAGTAGCGGATCCACACGCGATGGAGGTGAAGTTTTGTGGTTATGGGTGCCTATCGGACGTAGAACTCTAGCAGCGTCGGCTGTCACTGCTGGGTCTGCTGCAAACTCGTATTCTGCACACAAGCGTTTTAGTTTCTCTGCCACAGGAACCCAATCATCTCTGGCAACTGGCTCTGTAAGAAACCAATAAACGTGTATGCCCCGACCAGAATCAAGAATGAAGGGTTTTGGTAGCTTTGTTGCTTTACAAAATTCTTTCAGTTCGTTTAGCGCGTCTGCCTGTGTTGGAAAGTCTTTGCTGGGGCCGCAGTCTAAATCTAAAAAGAACGAACTAAGTGTTTTGACGTTACTTACTTTACGGCTATCATCTTCGCCTAGCACAGCAAGCGCGAAATAAACATCGTACCCTCGGGCGTCAAACGTATCTGCCGCTTCTTTTAGTTCGTCTACAGAAGAATAAAACTTCTGGATTCTAGTCTTGTCCTCACTATGCGCGGCAAACATGCAGTATCTACCCGCACCGCGTAGCGCCCTCTCCAAGAATGTTTTTGTGTCCATATTGTTTTTCCAAAACTGAGAGACACCGTGGCAGGGGCACTAATACGCCCTTTTCGGAGAACCTAGCCACGGTATTTTGTTAGCGGTTAGTCGTCCCAGTCATCTAGGACAGAGGTTATAGCTTCTTTCTCAGCTTTGGCAGGTTTTGATTTTTTGACAGCCTTCTTGGGTTCCTCCACAACCTCAAGCTCTTCAGGCTCTTCGTCAGCAAAAGGATCGCTAGGGGCAGTATTCACTGCGGGTGCTTCAAACGCATCGTTTGATACCGCTGTAAATGCACTACCACCAACATCTTCCATAGTGAAACCGTCTTCGACTACATCGAACGCTGCACGCACAGGCTCTGGCTTATACTGCAACACCTGTACTTGGCGAACTCGTAACTTAACACCAGACTCACCGTCTTTCGCCCGAAACCAAGGATGCAGGCTTACCTGTATGTTGATAGTGCTGCCCGTAGTTAGTCTAAAGTCTTTAGGTAACTCGTTGTTCTTTGAATCGAACTGTTTGGGTGGTCTGGTTTCTTCGCCATTGTAAGATGCTTCCAGCATGGCTTTGTGTTTCCACGTTTTGTCTTCCTGTTTCTTGAACGGTATCTCTATACTGGCAGGCCAGTCATCGTCTTTTTCGCTCTCATAAGCCACTTCCATAGCTGCCATGAGCTGCTTGGCTTCGCCACCAGACATGATCCACTGTAGATCGTACGCCGCCCCTTTTTCTTGGTATTTGCAAGGCATCGTCCTATTTTGCGCGTCACTCCACTTGTATGGCTGATCCAAGTGTGGGTAGTGCGCGGTCACATTTTTAATAATGTGCATGGTTAGTTCTCCTAGTTACTTTGTACTACGTCAAAAACAAATCCCTCTACCTCTTCAAACGGGGATGTAGATTCCTCTGCGGGTTTGTACATCGCCAACGCTCTAGCAGTATCGGGGTGCTGTGCCATCTCCACAGCAGTTTCAAGCTCCTCGGGTCTCAGCACCCGCAAGGGGCGAAACCTAAGTTTTGGTATGTAACCGTCATCCTCGAAGCATATTCGAGTGACAACTGTTATTACCGAGGTATCGTGTTTATGAAGATGTTTTGCATAATCTTGCATAGACATCCAACCCCTCTGTGCACTACCAAACAAAGCGTTTGCGGGTAGTTGCAGTTGGTAAACCTCCTGTGGGTTGCCCTCAAGAACCACAGCCATACGCTGCGAATACTTACAGGCACGGGAGCTACCGTTGCCAGATCCTTTAATGTTCTGCTTGCAGTCCATACAGCGTGTTGCTTGTTTGGTATCAGCAGGCACTTCTGGGTCTGGGCGCTCTGTATCAGACGACCAACATACTGGAGCCGATGTATTTTGTGCATCGTAGGCGTTACCGTAAAAAGTACGGCTACGTTTAGCTGCGTCCACTATCGTTACATCTAACATCTCAGAATCTATCAATGTTTCTTGACCGCCTGTGACAGCGCGAAACTGACCGTTCCTAATACTTATGCGTCGAAAAACACCGTCAGACATTACATATCTTCGTCAAGGTCAGAGACCACATCGCCCACGGCAGAGTCTATCTTAGATATATCTTGAGTTTCTGTTGCAGAAATACCCGAAGCTGTTGCAGAATTTAATCTGGCTACGGACTTTTCTACTTCAGATAGTTTGAATCTGTACGTCTTACCTATCTTTATGTAACACCCGTCTCTGGGTATCTGCCCGTTGCGAAGCCACGCACGGATAGTAGATAGAGACACTTTGTAGTGTTCTGCTACTTTTTCGATTTCAACGTATGGCTCTGTCACTTCTTCTTCCTTACTTGGATTGAATATTCGGTGGTTGTGTTCAAACCTTTTGGCAGTTTGTCTGGGTTTTCCTCCAGATACTGCTTCATGGCTCCCTGCGCCACCCTTTTCTCAAGCAGCTCTGGCACTTTCTCCTCCACAATAAATTCATGGAAACTTTTCCAATCGTCTGTGAAGTATTTAGTTTTGGTAATCCGTATGAATTGACCTTCCGTGCTGCTGAAGTTTGTAGCACCCTTGTTTTCGGGCCGCTTAAAATACTCAAGCATCTCCTCTTTTATGACGTTTAGTTGCGCCTCCAACTTAGCGTCCTCTTCTTCCCACGCAGCTTTTGCTTCGCTGCGAGCCTCACGTATTTTTATGTACGTGCGTATAAGTCTAGGGTAAAGACCCTCAATATTTTCTGCCATTTTGGTTCTCCAAGTACCAAGCAAGGCAGTATAGTGACAAACAATATGCTATTCAAGTATATCGTTGTATAAATCTATCATTTTTGTATGTACGTCTATTCTATTATCTAATAACGCATACACACGTTTCTCCACCGTTGACCCCTGCAACTGAACTACAGTGCATTTGTGGTCTTGCCCCTGCCTATGCACCCGTGCGTTTGCCTGTGCATATGTCTCTAAAGAACTGGTTGGCCCCCACCAGACCACCGTATTCGCAGCGGTAAGGGTGACACCATGCGCTGCTGCCTGCGGCTGTATGACAAGCACTTGCGGGTTGTCGGTGTTTTGAAACTTCTTAAATATCTCAGTGCGCTTCGTGCCCGAAACATCACCACGAATTATGTCCGTGGGTATGCCGTCAGATCTTAGCTTGTCTGCCAGCACGTCTATTACGTGTTTGAAAGGGACAAACACAAGAACCTTCTTGCTAGATTCATCTATCACTTCACGCAGGACTTTGTATCGGTGCTTTATGTCAAACTCCAGAGACTCACCATCGTCTGTGTATACAGCACCCGCTGAGATCTGTAGCAGTTTGTTCATGCCCACGGCTGCGTTGACAGCGGTTATTTGTTCCCCCGCTGCCTGCATAACCATTTTGTTTTTAAGTTCTTTATAGTATTTGTTCTGTTGGCGTGTAAGTTCTACCTCACGTTTGACGTACATCATGTCCGGTAGATCTAAACATTCATCTTTTGTAAACCGTATGGCTGGCTGCAAAGCGTTAAACACGGTGTCAGTAGCTGTTTCTTTTGGCACCCACTTAAAGTTGGTAACTTTGACCATGACTAGATCGCGGAACGAACTGAAGAATCGCGGCACGGAGGACGGGTTCACCAGCTTTGCTAGACCGTACGCATCCAGTGGGCTTTGTGCTGCTGGCGTGCCGGTCATCATCCAGAGCCACGTATCAGGACGCAGTAACTTGTTAAGAGTTTTCCACCGTTTAGTTTGTGGGTTTTTGTAATGCGTGGCTTCGTCTACGATTATTAAATCAAAGCCACCCGCTGCTATGTCATCAGCCACTATCTCTACGCCGTCGTAGTTTATGATGATGAACTCAGCCCCACCCGATATTATTTCTTTGCGTTTTTTGGGAGATCCATACGCCACATCTACTGTGCGGTGCATGGCGAATGTAAAGAGATCGTCCCCCCATGCAGAGTGCATGATAGATAACGGGCATACCACTAGGACACGACGTATGTATCCCTTACTCATCAGGTAGTCAGCAGCCCATATCGCACTGGCTGTCTTGCCCGTTCCCTGTTCGTTAAAACAAAACGCACGTTGGTTCAAAGTGAAGAACTCAGAAGTTGTCTTCTGGTGCTTCATCGGTGAGTACTTACCTGTCCAATCGTATCGTGTGCTTATCGGCGAAGGTGCATTTATACCTAAGTTCTTTAATACACGGGTTTCTTCGATACCCCAGTTAACGACGACTCTGTTGTCTGAAAGTTCCTTACTCTTCGGTATTACGTTCGTGACTTTTTGGGGGTCACGTAGTTTTAGTAACAACGCTTTGTTATCTATGACTCTCATTTCCATAAATCCACAGACAGATCTACGCCATAATATTTCTTCATTTTCTTTCTGACTTTAGCAATGTCTATATCTGTGAGGTCTTCGGGTTTTTTGTCTAACGATGCAGCCACCATAGTTAATTCAAAAACATACTGGACGCCGTCTTCTTCGTTTTCAAAATCGTCTTTATGTTTATTAACGTTAAATATCATTTCTTACCCATAAAAAAGGCCCAGTCTTCGGGCACACGGACTGGGCAACGTGCAGGAGAGAGTGTGTTCCGCTCTCGGCCCTAGCTGAATACGTAGATGATGTACGCTATGAGGTATACAAACGCTATGATACCTACGCCCATTAGCACACCCCTAAGCTCTTCCTTCACCTACGTCTTGGTCTTTGTCCATTACGACTGCGGTTAGCACTCCTGCTTTCTACACGCACGCCGTCTTTGTTGCTGCCACCTCTACTTAACATCTTCTTGTGGCTAACGTCTTTACCTTCGCGCTTATCGGCTTTGCCGTTGTTGTTGGCATCGCGTCCCGTTTTATCCATAGCACGCCTAGCACGCTGTCTCTCCATACGTGCCTTATGTGCTTTGGTGCCGACACGCGGGTTCGTTTGTTTCTTACGGTCTTTCGGGTTCTTGTACGGCATTAGTTTCTCCCGTTGTGTGGGCACTCAACTACTGGGCACCACGCTTTACATAGTCCATTTGGTTTTGCATTCCAAACATCATTCTCGAAGGCCAACTCCATGTCTCTATGGTGGTCTATCCATTTGGCCCAGAGGCTCTCTTCATCATCTATAGTGTATCGGTCTTTAACTAGCTCCTCACTGACAACGAAAAGCAGCCCCGCTCGCACTGTCCTCACTTCTGGGTAGTGTGCGAATACAGCTAGCGACATGAGTTCTAACTGCCCTTTGTCCGCATATCTTGCTGACTTACTTGTTTTGTAATCTATGACCCAAGCCAATTCATCTTCTTCGTCAATAATTAGCAGATCCGCAATACCGCGAAACCAAGCATGTTCTGATCCGTACCTACAAGGTTCAAGTTCTGCTGTAAGCGCCATACGCTTCTCACAAAGTTTTTCTCCCTTCTTGGCGTTAAGTGAGTCCAACATACCTCTGGCATACTCAAAACGAGGATCTAAGTCATCGTTATCACGTATGTATTTTTCTGCTGCCCTATGAAACTGGTTGCCGTAAATGGTCGCCGCGTTCTGTTTGAACGGGTACTTCTTGATAACTTTTTCGTAGTAGAACTGCTTCGGGCACTGCTGGAATGCCTTAATCCTGCTGAACGACCACGGTGGTATATCCAATTACTCACAGTCTCCGTATGTCTTACCCAAACCACTTTCGCAGTCTAGCGGTAGTCCCTCTGCCCACTCAGGCAACCAGCGCATACACTCTTCTATGTATTCACGGGCTTCACTAACTTCTTCGTCCTTGACACAACACACGATGGAGTCATGCACAGTCATAACCACACGGTAACGCTTGGCTATCTTGACCATCTGTTCTGCAATAATGCACCGCGCTACTGCTTGGCATACGTTCTCCACCATCTTACCGCCGTAGATGCGAGTACGACCACGGCGTGTCTTGTAGGTATACTCCAGACCTTTTTCGCCCTGCTCGCATTGCAGGTCTTCATAGCGCATGAGTAAACCCGATGGCAAACGCAGCGCCCGTAACGGCCCCAGTGCCTCTGCTATATTTACATCACCCACTCTCACAGCCTGCCTGTTTGTAAGTTCTTTTATGCAAACAGAAGCATCGTTCCACAGCTTAGTTATAGCGTGGTTAGCCTTCCTGTAAATATCTATGATGCGTCGGGCCTCGGTGATATGCACATTTACACCGAAGTTTTTTAGCTGATCCATGAACCGCTGGGCACCCATACCGTACCCACAGCCTAAGATAGTGGTCTTACCTACGAACCTCTGATCCTTGGTCACTTGCGACTCTGCCACGTCGTATATACGCGCTGCCATTTTTACGTATACGTCTTCGCCTTTAGTAAACGCATCAACCAGATCATTCTGCCCCGCCCACCATGCCAACACTCTCGCCTCTATCTGACTAGAATCGCAGTCGATAAGAGTGTGGCCCTTGGGGGCCATGATGCTTTTCTTTAACGTCTTAGCATCAGGCCCACGGTTAGGTAGGTTTTGCATGTTTATTTTATCTGAACCACCCCACCTACCAGTGTGCGCTGCGTAGTACCGAACGGGTACGGGCAAGATCCCACGTTTAGATATGTCGATAAAACGCTGCGTGCGTGTTTCTTCTAACGTGCTTTTGTTACCAAGCCTAGCCGCTACAAGTGCCTGCACATCAACATTCCAGTGTTCAGCTAGTTCTTGAAAGGCTTCGTCCGTTTTAGCGAACGCATAAACTACTTTGCCTGTAGTCGGGCTTATTTTAGTGGGGGGCACAACATGCAGGTCTATGAGTAGTTGAGCAAACTTATCGCCGCTCATCAGTTGTTTCTTATCGGTTATGCCAGCCTTTACCATCAGCTCGTCTTTCCGATCTTTTATGTCTTCAAGATGCTGTTCCAACAGTCCAACATCCAGATCTAGCATAGGGTGTATAAACATCCGTAGCGTAGTGTCTATGACTTTGAGTTCATGTCGCGGGAAGTCTTTCGACATAATCCCAAACAACTTATAGGTAAGTTCCACATCATTGATGCAGTAGTCACCGTAACGATTTAATTCCTCCTCTGTGAAATCGGCTCGGCGCTTATGCATTGCATCTAACACTTCAGTGCCTTTCTCACCTATATTGTATCTCTCCGCAAGTGCTTTGAGACTTCCAGCAGCTTCCACCCCATGAATAGCACGGGCGATGCACAGAGTATCAGTCCAAACGCGAGGGCAAATATCAAATAGCCAAGATAATATAGCCCCATCGAAAATGCAGTTGTGAGCCAGCACCATGCTGTCAGCCCAATTAAACCCGTGGAGGTACTCTCTAAGTTCTTCGTGCGTTCCAGACGCCCATTCAGTCGCTCCATTGTTTACCTTTACCCCTACACCGATTACCTCAAACTGAGGATCACGTATGTACTCCTCAGTAGTTAATTTACTAAGAGAAAAGTCCTTACTGTAGTAGGTCTCGAAGTCGAGTGTAATTAAATCCACTACGCTCGCTCCCTTTCCGATATGGCTGTAACGGTTTTACCCGTAGTGATGGGCACGCGCACAACCGTGCCGCAGTCGTCTATGGCTTGGTATCGCGCTTCTTCTTCGTTCTTTGCCTCCACCACTACTTGTTTTGATACGGTCTCTTCAATCGTTACGTAAAAGACTTTCAGTGGTTCCTCTTTATCCGTCATATAGGTTATCCCCCAAGACGCTTGATCTCTGCATCTATATAGAAGCGGATCTTTTTAGCGTCACGTAGCTTGTCGCTGTGGGATGACTGTCCATAACGGTACGTAGCACGAAATATCTCACCGATCTGAGCATTCATGTCTTTGTAAGATATGAGGTCTTGAAGCTCTTTTGCACCTTCAGGCAGCTCGTAGTAACTAGCGGTGCTACCGTCAGACACGGAAGGCTCGGTGCTGATGCGTGATGGGATAAAGTCCTTGGATCGAACTTTGGGTGGGGTGGGTTCGTCTTTTTTGTCGCAGAATTCTTGCTTGATAGTCCAAGCGTTACCGTAGCTGCATTTCGCATAGGTGGCGGCTTGCCGCACCGTAGCATCTGGGTTCTTCTTGTAGTATCTACGTAACTTCTTTGCTTTCGTTCCATTTGCCATTTTGGTTCTCCAATACAATTAAATCAGACACGTTTCGCATGTTTGATTCGTTTACCACCAACGCGATTCCTTTGTTGGCGTCTATTTCATTTAAGTTCTTTTGCTGTAACGCTGTCACTTTCCCATTGCCAGCTTTACATTCAATGCCAAAGAACCTCCCTTCGTAGCACCCAACTATGTCAGGCACGCCGCTCTTGCCATACCCGCCTGTGGCAGGCATAAAAAAGTATGCTCCTATCTGCCGAAGCTGGTCTCGCACCACATTTTTAACTTTCTTTTCTGGTGTCAACGCCATTCTGTTTAAGTTCAGCCAGTATTTTCTGTACGGACGTACTAAGTTTTTTAATTTCTTTACCGTTCGCTACCGTGGCTTGCGACAGGAAAGAAAGATCCTGCCCCAGTTCTTCTGCTCTCTCTAATACCAACTGCAAGTGTCTTAGGTTGGTGATCGCGTCCTCTATTAGATCGTCGTCCACTTCCATTTCCAAAGTTATCTTCGCCACATCACTTCCCCTTTGTGGGAGCTGGTCTCAATTCTT